ATGCGCGTTTTGAAATGCAAGCTAGACGCCGCAAGATTGCAGGCAGCGAAGCCGATGTTTTGCATAACAAAAGCCCAGAACGCGGAATGCCTGGCGTAGGCCGCGCCTATTCCCGCCGGATGGGCTTTATTCGCTACTACAGCAGCGCTAGTCGCAGCTGGAGCATGTACAGCAATAAAACAATCGTAAACAACGTTAGAGCTGATGATCTGCTCGAGTATGAAATATTTGGCGCGGACTGGTCCGAACTTGAAAATAGAAGTCGCGAAGATGGCGGTTTTGCCGGTTCAAGCGTTAATTTAAAAGACCTAGAAAACGCGGCAGACTCTTGGCGCAGCCGCGCTTCTGATCTGCTTGTAGTTGGATCTAAGTGGATTATTTTTGATTCAATCTGGGTCGTGCAATCACGAGATCCGCAGACATGGAAGCCGGGGGTAGATGCGCAATACATCGTTTTTAAATGCACAGCAGTTTTAACACGCACCGGTAGAAGTTCCATGGGCATCCCTGGAACGCGCACGGTTCGCGAAGTGCTCGGAGGGTATGAAGGCCCTGTCAATAGCTATAACGAGCAAAAGCATTGCGGCGCTGGTTTCTATAACATTTGCAGATCTAATATCGCAACTATTCGCCCTGTAAGACGCGATGCTGAATGCGTAGAGATTGGGCTTCGCAGTCAAGTATGGAACAAGGCAAGCGGTCTATGCAATTTCAACGCAATTCCGTCGCCCGGAGATTTAAACAAGCTTGACGAAAGCAATATTACACTTAACACGCCTCGAATGGATAAATATTTTGAGCGCACATCTTGTTTCTCAATTTACGTTCGCAAAGTAGCCGATGCCGATGGCACACGCAATGGAACGTGGGAACGCCTTAGCTCAACCGATCCACGTACAGGCGGTCTTTTTTCAATTACAGGAAACGCGCCTGTCAATATGTATAACTACATTCGGATCAAGCCACGAACCCCAGGTTATTACGAGTATCGGTTCATTCCGCGTACTGGGTCTGACGTTGCGGGTCAAAGTGTTGAAGAAAACTACACGATAGAGCTTGATGCAACTGGAGGGGACTTAATTGGCGATAATTTTGATACACCTAGTCATGGCGATTTTCGCATTACAACTACAGGTAGAAAAATTCTGATTGGAGGCATCAAATTAAATCCTGAGCTAGTTGTTGACCCAAGAAAAACGCCAGGAAATACTGAAACAAGTTACAAGCCCACCGGTATTTCCTCAGTTGGCAGAGGCGTTGCAAGTCCTGAGCTAGGCTATTTAAGGGAACATTCTTGGATGGTCCAAATCCTAGGCAATCCTAGAAGTTATGCATTCAGATTTAACTATGGGTATCTTACATATGAAGACAGTAACGGCAGAAGCATTACCGTTGGTTTCAAAGGCTACTCTGACCTATACGGGGGTCAGGGTCAAATCAGCCAACAATATCTAAATGCAACTAACAACAGCCCTTTGGCCTGGACTAAATACCCAGCCCTTTTTGTTAAAGAATCTACAGGCAGCTGGGACGTAGGCGAACAATTTACTATTAGGCTTCCTCTAAATAATTTCATATCAAATTACACAGACGCTCAAAAAACAAGCCGTTATAACTATTTTGACTTTACATTCAAAGTTACCAGCGTTGAACAAAGCGATGAAGTAACACCCCCAATCATTACAGGTGAGCGCGTATTTGAATACAACTCAAGGGTGTCAGACACAAGCCATTTCCTTGAGCTTACTAAGTCAAACGAAAGCGGGCCTGAGCATGAAATTGTATATGTAAATGAAAGCCTGGCAAACAACAACGATAGCGGGCCTGTTGCTGAGTATTACAGCATGTCCACAATGGGACTTGCTATTAAGTCAAACGGCCAATTAAACGGCGTGGGCCAGCTTCGCGCCTGGAGTCAATCTGGAATTAGTGTCTATCGGTTAATTGAAAAGAATTACGCGCCAAGCAATTTACTTGCAGACTTCGTTTACTATTTACTGACTGACCCAGGCCAAGGCTTAGGCAATGTCGTCCCATCTGAGCTGATTGACAAAAGCTCTTTAGAAATTTCGGCACGTTTCCAGCGTGCCAACCACATGTTCTATGACGGAGTGCTTGAGGACAGCGAAAGCATCCGCTCATTTATCTACGACAACGCTTCACTGCACATCTGTAATTTCACTATCAAGAACGGGCGTTTCGGCATGATGCCCGCACTGCCCTATGACGGCAACTACAAGATTTCGACAAGCCCAATAAACGCGGAGCAGATATTCACATCAGGCAACATTATTGAGGACAGCCTACAAGTCCAGTACATCGAGGCATCGCAACGAACTGATTTCCGGGCGCTTGTTACCTGGCGCGTCACTGTCAGCAACGACCTACCAACACAAGCATCAGCACTTGTGGACTGGGCCGACCTGGCTGCGCAAAACCGTAGTTCGTTAACACAGCAGACATTTGACCTAAGCGATTTTTGCACCAATAAAGCTCAGGCATTAAAAACGGCCCGTTTCTTGTTAAGCATCAGACGCCGCATAACACACACTATAAGTTTCAAGACTGTTCCCGATGCGTTACAGATTCAGCCCGGTTCTTACATTCGGGTGATCACATCATCTACTTCTTACAGTGCTGCCAACAATGGCGCTGTCACAGATGCCGGTGAGCTAGTCACAGTAAGCACTGTTCAAAACGGCACCTATGACGCATTGGTCTACTACCCAACAACTAGCGAACTAAAGGAACAAAAGATCACAATTTCAAACAACAGGGTGACAGCTTCAAGCCTGTATGGAACGTTATTCACTCTGTTGAGCAGTCAGGTCAACCAAGGGCTCTATCAAGTCGAGCAGCTTACTCTTGATGAGGATGGCCTGGTCAACATTGCTGCTGTGGAAGTGCCTGTGGATTCCAGTGGAGCTAGCATTGTGGCAAAAGACGTGCTCACAGAAAGCAATTTCCGGGTGCTGGAGTAATGGCGTTCCCCAATTTAAAACCAGCTAGCCGCGACTTTAATTCAGGCGATTGGCCCATCAAGCGTTTTAACGCACAATCAGGCGCGGAAGTGCGCATTTTGTACGGCACCCGCCGCGTAAACGCAAAGCTGAACCTGACGTACCAAAACATCAAGGACACAGACGCGCAGCTTTTTCTAGCTGACTACGAAGCACGCAAGGGCACCCTACAAGAATTTTCCTTGTCCACTGCTAGCAACGTTTGGGCAGGCTGGAACGGCACCACTTCCAGCATTAACGCACCACCTGGAACGAACTGGCGTTACGACTCCGAGCCAAAAGTGCAATCGGTGTATAAGGGCCTAAGCAATGTTCAGGTAACACTTATTGCAGTGGCTTAGAATAGGAACACGTTCTTAGGCGTTAGAGATGGGCTTCTACACGGGCCGCAGTGGTAGCTTGGTCTATAGCGGCAAAAGCATTGCCAAGATTAGAGACTGGTCGCTTGAAACGACAGTAGAGCTTCTTAGCACAAATACAATCGACAGCACCGTAAATAGCTTCACCCCAGGCGTGAAGGGCGCCACAGGCAGCGCCACGATGATGTATTACAGGCTGGAAAGCGGCGAAAGCACAACCTTGAATCAGTTCACGGACCTGCTGTCCAAGATCATGCAAGGCGGTGCAGTCGAAGAAAGTGATCGCGTCTTCTTAGAACTAAATGTCGGCGGCGATAGTAAAGACGACATCAAATTCAATGCCTATATCACAAGCGCCCAGGTCAGCGTAAGCACCGGGGAGCTAAGTGTCGTTCCAATCCAATTTACGATGGACGGCGATTTTTCTGAAGTAATCACGGCATAAGATGGCGGTTTTTCTAGGTGGAACGGGTCATGTAAAACTGCGCCGTGGGTCAAGTGACAGCTACGGCTCCTTTACTGATGTCATTTCGCCGGACGACGTAAACACTACGTTAAACCGCTTAAGTTTTGAGTCCGCCTTAGATAATTTATTAACCGGCGATCGCCTGAGTATTTCCACAGCCGATTCACGCGGCCTGGTTTGCTTTGATGCTTCCACATGGAGCAGTAATACAATAGAAGATGAAATCTCAGCGTTCATCCACGTCAACCAGGCAGGCGGCTTGCGGTTTTTTGCT